TGTCAACCTAGATAAGGTTGATGTTTCAGATAAAATCAAAAAGACTATCACTGAAGAGTTCGATGGCGTTGTTGCTATGTTGAACTTCGAAGAGTATGGTCACGATATGTTCCGTTCATGGTATGTCGACGGACGAATCTATCATCACCTAGTAGTAAATGACACGAATCTAAAAGCAGGTATTCAAGAGGTACGCCCTGTTGATGCAACTAAGATTCGTAAAGTAAAAGAGGTGCAATATAAAAAGGACCCGAAGACGGGTGCGAAGGTCGTAGATAAGACTAACGACTTTTACATCTATCAGGAACGTGCTGGTGCAAATAACGGCATCAAACTAACGTCGGATTCTGTTTCATATGTCACTTCAGGTCTTCTAGACACTAGTAAGAAACGTGTACTTTCGTATCTACAGAAGGCAATGAAACCCGTAAATCAGTTACGTATGATGGAAGACTCATTGGTCATCTATCGTCTCGCACGTGCACCCGAACGTCGTATATTCTATATTGACGTGGGTAACTTACCAAAGGGTAAGGCGGAACAACACATCAAAGACATCATGTCTCGTTACCGTAACAAGATTGTTTACGATGCGAACAATGGTGAAATCAAAGATGACCGTAAGCATATGTCAATGCTTGAAGACTTCTGGTTACCACGTCGAGAAGGTGGTCGTGGCACAGAGATAAGTACATTACCAGGCGGAGAAAACCTAGGTCAGATTGACGATATCATTTATTTTCAAAAGAAGTTGTATCGTTCATTGAACGTGCCTCTATCGCGTTTGGAACAAGAGTCTCAGTTCTCATTAGGTCGTACAACAGAAATCAACCGTGACGAAGTCAAGTTCCAAAAGTTTATTGACCGTCTGCGTAAAAAGTTTGCCCAGTTGTTTATTGGTATTCTAAAGAAGCAACTTATAATAAAAGGTATATGCACCGAACAGGACTGGGAAGGTTGGAAGAGTCAGATTCAGGTCGACTTCTCTAGGGACAACCATTTCACTGAGATGAAAGACGCGGAGTTACTTCGCGAACGTCTACAGACAATGGATCAGATTTCTAGTTATGTCGGTGAATACTTCTCACGTGAGTGGGTAATGAAAAATGTAATGATGTTCAATGATGAGGACATCGAAGATATGGCAAAACAGGTCGAATCCGAAAATGCCAATAGTGATGATACAGAAGAGGACTATTAATAATGAGTGAAGTAGAACAAACAATAGAGCAAGAAGTTGAATCGAACCCAGCATTGGATTTTGTCAATGCATTACAAACAGGAAGTTTTAATAACGCAGAGAGTTTATTCAACGACATCCTAGGGGATAAAGTACAACAGTCTCTTGATGCCGAGAGAGTGTCAGTTGCAGATCAAATCTTCAATGGTGTCGAACCTGAAGAACTTGATGTCGATGATTCGGAGATCGAAGCTGTCCTAGATGCAGATGATTCTTATGAATCTGAGTCAGAAGTTGAATAAATTTCAGTTATAAATATTTTTTTGTATAAATACTCCTAAAGGGGACTTATTGTGAAAACTTTTCAACAAATTCGTGAATCAAAGGACAAGGTAGTCTTCAACAAGAAGATGTCCAAGTATCCTGTTGTTATCACAAAAACTGCGAAAGGATTTCACCTAACTATCGATGGTGATCCTGTCGATACGTTTAAGTCACAAAAAGAAGCGGAGTCAACCGCGAAACAAGTCCTCAAAGACTTAGGTAAATAAAATGAAACTGATTAGCGAATACGTAGAAAACGATGTACAATGCATTGTAGAAGCTAAAGATAATGGTGAGAAGAGTTACATTATTGAAGGTGTATTTGCGCAAGCAGACAAAAAGAATAGAAACGGACGAATCTACCCAAAGGCCATTATGGAGTCTGCGGTAAACAAGTACGTTGAAGACCAAGTTAGCAAGAAGCGTGCTGTAGGGGAACTCAATCACCCTGAAGGACCAACCGTTAATTTGGATAAAGTTTCGCATCTCATCACAGACCTCAAACTTGAGGGAAATGATGTGGTCGGAAAGGCACAAATATTAGATACCCCTATGGGAAAGATCGTAAAAGGTCTCTTAGAGGGTGGTGTTCAATTAGGAGTGTCAACTCGTGGTATGGGAAGTCTTGAGAGTAAAGGCGGCATTATGTACGTCAAAGAAGACTTTATTCTGAATACTGTAGATATTGTACAGGACCCTAGTGCACCTGAAGCTTTCGTTAATGGGATTATGGAAGGTGTTGACTGGGTATGGAATAATGGTATACTTCAACCTCAAGTCATTGAAGAGATAGAGACTGAAATCAAGCAAGCACCAATTGCACATCGTCCAGAAGTGCAAATTCGTGAATTCAAGAATTTCCTCTCGTTAATCAAATCTAAAACATAAAGGAGTCACTATGACTGATTTAAATCAAGTAGAAAGTGAAATCCGCGATACTGAGATTGAGTCTAACGAAATCGTGGAGGAAACTCTCGAAGAAGCACAAGCTCCGGCGGCTAAAGGCGCAAAAGGTGATGGTCAGGAAGTTTCTGAACCAGAATCAATTGCATCTGTAGACAAAGCAGCGGACGCAACTTCTAAGGCAACCCCGCCAAAACCAAAAACCAAAGCAGGTATGTTGAATGCAATGTATCAGACTGCTTCAAAAATGAAGAAGACTGATCTACAAGCTGCATACGACAAAGTCTGTGAAGGCGTTGGTGCCGAAGACCTAGTTGCAGAAGAGACTAACACACAGTCTGAACTTGCCGCAATTGTCGAAGGTGAAGCAACTCTATCGGAAGAGTTCAAAGAAAAGACATCTATAATTTTCGAAGCAGCTGTCAAGTCAAAGTTGTCTGAGGAAGTTTCGCGTCTTGAAGAACAGTACGCTGAAGAACTTGCTGAAGAAGTCGATTCGATCAAAACTGACCTAGTCGGTAAAGTCGATTCTTACCTAAACTATGTTGTTGAATCTTGGATGGAAGAGAACAAGTTAGCGATCCAATCCGGTCTACGTACCGAAATCGCTGAAGGGTTCATGAACGGAATGCGTGACCTATTCGTAGAGTCTTACGTTGAAGTTCCAGAGTCTAAGGTAGACCTAGTTGACGAACTAGCAGAACAAGTAACTGAGTTGGAAGAGAAACTAAACTCAACTACTGGTGATGCAATTCAACTTGCAGAGGAACTAGAAACTTACAAGCGTGATTCAATCATTGCTGAAGCAACTCGTGACCTTGCAGACACTCAAGCGGAGAAGTTGAAAGACCTTCTAGATAGCGTAGACTTTGATTGTGAAGAAACATTCACAACTAAAGTAAACACTGTCAAAGAGTCATACTTCTCAAAAGAAATCCCTGAGCAAATCGATGAATCAGTTTCAGAAGAAGCTGAAGAAGAAGTAGAAGTATCTTCCTCTATGGAAGGTTACATCACTGCTCTAAGAAAAACCTCTAAGAAATAAGGAATCTAAAAATGAACAATTCATACGATCAATTGATCGAGAAGTGGTCACCAGTACTAAACGAAGAATCTGCTGGTAAGATCCAAGATCATCACCGTAAAGCAGTAACTGCTGCTATCCTAGAAAACCAAGAAAAAGCAATGATGGAAGAACGTGCTGCATCTGCTGGTTTCCTAGCTGAAGCTCCAACTAACGCGACTGGCGGAAATATCGGTAACTGGGACCCAGTAATGATTTCCCTAGTACGTCGTGCGATGCCAAACCTAATGGCATATGACATTTGTGGCGTTCAGCCAATGTCAGGTCCAACTGGTTTGATCTTCGCAATGAAGTCACACTATGTACAGAACGGTGCTATGGGCGACGAAGCTCTAGGACTAAACGAGCCAGACTCAGCATTCTCTGGTCAGGGCGCACAAGTCGGTCAATCATCTGGTTTCACACTAAATCCAGCTGATGCCTCAGAGCGTTACGACGATGTAGGCATCGACCCTGTCGGTCGTCCAATCGCTACAAGCGATGCTGAATCAAAAGGTGAAGCAGGAAACGAATTCGCAGAAATGGGTTTCTCAATCGAGAAGCAATCTGTTGTTGCTAAGTCACGTGCATTGAAGGCAGAGTACTCTCTAGAACTTGCACAGGACTTGAAAGCAATCCACGGTCTTGACGCAGAAACAGAACTAGCGAACATTCTTTCAACTGAAATCCTAGCGGAAATCAACCGTGAAGTGATTCGTACAGTCAACAATCAAGCGGTTCTAGGTGCACAACAAGCATCTATCTCTACTCCTGGCGTATTCGATCTAACTGCTGATGCAGACGGTCGTTGGTCAGCAGAGAAGTTCAAAGGTCTAGTAATTCATCTAGATCGTGAAGCAAACGCAATTGCAAAAGCTACACGTCGCGGTAAGGGTAACATCGTTATCTGTTCTTCAGACGTTGCTACTGCACTAGCTGCTTCTGGTCAACTAGACTACACAGTAGGCGCTGGTCTATCTGTAGACGATACTGGTAACACATTTGCTGGTACTCTAAACGGTAAGATCAAAGTTTACATCGATCCATACGCAGAAATGGATTACATCACTTTGGGTTATAAGGGTTCTAACGCTTATGACGCAGGTATGTTCTACTGCCCATACGTACCACTACAAATGGTCAAGGCAGTTTCGGAAGATACGTTCCAACCTAAGATTGGTTTCAAGACTCGTTACGGTATGGCTGCAAACCCATTCGTTACAACTGGTCAACCATCTGACATCACGTCAAGTGCCGGTTCTAACACGTACTACCGCATCATGCGAGTTGACAACCTAATGGTTACAAACTCATAATAAAAAGAACTAGTTTACTAGTCGTTTTAGGGAGTCTTCGGACTCCCTTTTTTTATGTGTATAAATAAATTTGTTCAAGAACTGAACAAAGTAACAGTGGGGGGATGCCCTATATGGGTAAGCGTTCGGAATCTGGTCATCCAGTAATCTAGAAAACAGGAGAATACTATGCGTTTTATTGCAATTGCATTCGCATTAGTTTTATCTGCTTGCTCAACTGTCGATGCAACCATTGACGGTACTGGTGGTGTTATTAAAGGTGTCGGTTCCGATGTCTTTGGTGTGACC